CGTACATAGACCAAATACAGGCAGCCGAACAGGGCCGTATTTTTATGTCGAGGACAGGCGATATTACAAGCCAACCGCGTATTGGTAATACCCTTTCGGGTAGTGTCGCAGACTTTCACGACGACGGCACAAACATACCGTACAACTCTTTAGGCATTATTTATAACGCCGACCTAATAGTAAACAGGGCCAGTATTCAACACTTAGGCGCCACAAGCCCTGAAGTAGCCGACGACTTAGCAAGCCAGGCTAAATACCTTATTCAAAACGTAAGCATTACTAACAGCCTTTTACATAACGACGCAGCCGCTTTAGACCTGGCTAACTACCTTTTAGTTGGCGAACCTGCAGCCACGTTTAACGCCGTGCAAACCGATTATTTAATGCTTACAACAGCCCAAAAAGAAACGTTGGCGCTAGTCGACATTGGCGACACCATAACAATTACCAACACTATTGCAGGCGGCGAAGTAGCCCAAGAACTATCGGTAGAGGGCATAGAAATATCAATAAACGTAAACAACGGGCACCGCGTAACGTTCTATACGGCAAATACTGTAATCGTTTACCAGTTCATACTTAACGACCCGATTTACGGTAAGTTAGATATACAAGACCCGCAACCAGTTTTAGCGTAAAGTAGGGAATATGCCAAACGAACAAACAAGCGTACCGTTATACGCAGCGTCGGAAGTTTTAACCGCAGCCAACATGAATATTTCGGCAGGTACAGGCGTACCGGTATTCGCTACAACGGTTACGCGCGACGCGGCTTTTGGTGGTGCAGGCGAAAAGGTGCTAGCCGAGGGCCAATTATGCTATTTGTCGTCAACAAACGTTGTGCAATATTACGACGGCGCGGCTTGGGCTACTGTCGGGCCTACAGCAAGCGCGGTTAGCGCTGTAGATGTAAGTCGAGTAAATACTTTGCAATCTACAAGTAGCACAAGTTACGTTGGATTAACTACCGCGCAAGTAATTACAATGACCACAGGTACTAAAGCCTTAGTTATTTTGTCTGGTATTACATCTGCCGCATTAGACAGAACACCAAGAGCTTCAGTAGCAGTGTCCGGTGCGACAACCATTGCATCATCAGACGCTAATAGTGCAAGCACACAAGTAACTCTTACTGGTGGCTACAGTTTTGTTTTTTCTAATGCTATTCCACTTACCTTGACGGCTGGAAGCAATACTTTTACAATGCAATTTAGAAACGACAGCGCTACCAGCGCGTCTTTTCTTGAGCGTTGCATGACCGTGATTGCATACTCATAATGGCTACAAAAAAGGCAACGATAATGACAAACTACATTGCAGTTTTAGAAGCAAACTATGCCGGCTCTCAATGGTCAATATCAGAAAACGACTATGCAACTCTTGTTTGGTACAGCGCCACACCAAAACCAACACAAGCCGAACTAGACGCGGCATGGCCTACAGTTGATTACAATAACCAGTACGCACAAGTAGAAACAACACGCCGCACACAATACGAGGCACAGTCAGACGGCCTATTTTTTGAGTGGCAACGTGGAACAAACACGCAGGCCGCATGGGAAGCCGCCGTACAAGCGGTAAAAGATGCAAACCCGTACCCGCCTAACCCTGCTAGTTAGTTTAATGTTTTTGCTAATCCCGACGGCTTGCGAAACAACACGCACAAACGCGCCAATAAAGGTAAAAAACAGCGCGCTAACACGTTGCAGCACTATTACACAATGCGAAAGGGTAGCTAATGACTAAAGAAAAAGCCGAAATAGAAACGCTACACGCGCGCATGATTGTATTTGTCGGTTGCACTATCGCCGTAACGTTTGCAATAACAGTTATAGGTTTTGTTTACGGCCTACTATTTGTTACTCAACCATTAGAACAGTCACCAAACGACGCGCAATTTATCGACTTGCTATCTACCCTTACTGTGTTTATGACCGGCACACTAAGCGGCCTAGTTGCAGCTAACGGCCTTAAACGCAAACCTTTAGAGCCAACTAGTGGAACCCCAACCCCGTAAACCTGTAGTAGTACCAGCCGTAAAAAAACTGGTATTACCTGCCACGCTGGGGCACGTTAACCCAGGCGAACTACCCGCAAATATGCTGGTAGATATTAAGCCGTTCGGCAAGCTGCACCCGCGCGCCGCTAATGCATACAACGCAATACGGGCGGCCGCGTTTGCTGCAGGTATAAAACAATTTAAACCAATATCGCAAGGCGATACGTACCGGTCATTAGCGCAACAAACCGCAGGGTTTTTACAGCGTTACACCCTGCAACCTATCGAGGGCGCTAGCACCCGAACATGGCAAGGCCGCAAATATTACTTACGACCAGGCAACGCCCCACTAGCTGCACCAGGTAGCAGCCGGCATAACTTAGGTTTAGCAGTTGACTACGCAAACATGGCAGGCGAAACGTGGGCGTTTATGTGCGAACACGGCCCCGCTTACGGCTGGTCATTAGAGGTCATGCCCGCCGAACCGTGGCATTGGTTTTATTACCCAGGCGACAAAACCCCCGAACCTGTAAGCCTGTACCTACAAGGGCTAAGGCCAGTATCACCACCTAGCGCGTAAGCGTCTACTACGGTTTTAAGACCGACGAAAAAAGGGGTATTGCATGAACTTTCTACTAGCCAAAATCTTTACGGCTGTCACTATAAGCCTGTCAGGGTTAGCGTTCGCCTACGACGCTTACAACGCGCCTAGCGCCCTGCCTGTAACGCCCCCCGTTACGGTCAGTTTGGCACCTATGGCAACGTCAACTACCACTACGGCAGCACCGTTAACAGATTGCCAATATGCGTTACAACTAGCCCAACAAGCGGGTTTTCCATTAACCGAAATGGGTACAGTTGCCCGCATTATTTACCGTGAAAGCGGCTGCAAACCTAAAGCGTTTAACGCACAAGACACGGCAGGCGGCAGTTACGGCCTTTACCAAATAAACGGCTTTTGGTGCCGACCTAACAAGTATTGGCCTATCGGCTGGCTACAAGCAAAAGGCTTAGTAACAACCTGTACCGACCTATTCGACCCTGTAATTAACACAAAGTCCGCACTAGCCATATGGCATAATTCAGGGTACGGCCCATGGGCGTTGCCTAACCCATGACCGAATACCCGATACCCGACCCAGGCCTAACAGAAAGAACCCGACAGATGTATACAGAAAAGTACGCAGAAACTTTTAAAAGTTTTGTAGACCAAGTATTTTTAAATAAGCCTTACCAACTTGTAGCGCCTAAGCCCGTAGACCATAGTATTTTGCTAGACGAACTAGCAATATTGCGCGAAAAGTATTTATCCGGTACACCAAGCGACGAACACAAATTCGCTGGCGCAGTAATTACCGCAGCCATGGCCGTAATTATCGGCATATGAAATGCAAACTATGTGGCCAAGTACTTAAAGAAACACCGCACAAAACTAACCCAACAAAAAAGTTATACAGCCACAAAGATTTAAAAGCCTGCACTAAACGCAAACCACTAAAGGCCCCGACACTATGGCACAACTAGACGAAAGAGTAACAATCCGTTTAACCGGGCAAGACCGCCTAGAACTAAACCGTTTGTATCGAGAACTAGAAAGCCAAACAAAACAACTAGGCGCCCGAGACACGTTTACCCACGGCTACACCCCTAAAGCGTCGTTTACTGGCTTAGTAGCCGAATACGCGTTCGCTAAATGGTTTGGCGTTTACTTCACAATAAAGCCCTACGACCCCACAAACGACGACGTACTGGGCTACCAAATTAAAGCAACGGAAAGGTACAACGGTTGCTTAATCAAACAGCCCCATAACCCCGCAGGCATATACATTTTGGGCATAGTTTTAAACGACTATAGCGAGGTCAGTTTTAGAGGTTGGAAAGACAGTACCGAAATACAACGCGCCTGTTACTGGCGGGCAGACGTACCCAAACCCGGCTATTTTGTGCCACAAGCAGCACTATGGGCCCTATCAGACCTACCCGAAACCAACAAACTACAAACGCACCGCACAACAGGCGTGTGGTAACGTACCAAACAAGTAAACCCGACTAACAGAAAGATAACCCGACATGGCTTTTAACCTTGACAATTACGTAGATGTACCTACACGCTTAGCGGAAGCGTTAAAGCGTTGGCCCGATTTACGCATACAAGAAACCGATAACCAAGTAATAACAATGCCCGACGGCTCAACGTTTATACGTTGCACCGTTACCGTGTGGCGCGACATAGCAGACCCAATACCAGTAGTAGCGTCTGCAGCCGAACCGTTTCCAGGCAACACGCCTTACACGAAGCGCAGCGAATACATGGTAGGTATGACATCGGCGTTAGGGCGCGCGTTGGGTTACATGGGTTGCGGCGTCGCTAAATCTATTGCTAGCCGTAACGAAGTTGAAGCGCGGTTAGACGGCCACGAAGCCACCATAACGCCTATGCGTACACCTAAAGAGGGCGGCGTACACGCCAGTAGCAAACAGTTATACATGATTAAAGCGCTTGCTAAAGGTAGAGGTTTAGACGATTTGGCGGCGCTTGAAGCCATGCAATTATTGTTAGACGCCGACGACGTAATACTAGAAACCTTGACAATGGGCCAGGCGTCAAAAGTAATCGAGGCTTGGAAACAATGAGGAACCCAAACGACGAATACGACCGGTTACATGACCATATGACAGCAATAGCGCGCGAACGTGACTACGCAAACCAACAGTTAGACGCTATAAAGCGTTTACTAGATGAAACCACTAAAGAGCTGCAGCAAGCGCAAGACGAATTAGTGCTAGCAATCGAGGCTTTAGTACGCGCGCGGGGCGATAAACCATGAACCGTACAGCGTGGTTAGCAGTTGCCTTCATGGTGCTATGCGCTGTGTTATTGTCGCGCACCGACAAGTAAATGGGGGTGCTGTAAACATTAGATACCTTTCTGTGGTTGGGTCGCAACCAACTTAAGTTGCCTGGCAACAGTCAACCGATAACAGGCTGCCGTTTAAATCGGGTCCGTATCTAATGTTTAGAACACCTTTACAACTGGCCAGTAGCAACAGACCGTACGCCGTTCGCAGGGCGCGGGGTTAATCCATGGGAACATGGTTAGACCAACGCGCGTTAAAACTGATAGACGAAAGTAATAACGCCAAGCGTTGGGGCGGCCTGTAAACATAACCAGGCGTAATGCAAGGTAGACGGATTGAGGCAGCCCGTCGGGTAGAGCATTACATTATTAGGCTTTAATAACAGCAACAAACATACCGATAACAAACCGACACAAAGGATTAGCCCGACATGAAACTACACCGGCACAAACCGAGGGCAAGCGCGACAGCGCGCGCCAGTTGGGTAAGGTCATAACGTGGCAGCACATAACGGCAACTCAACCTACTTAGCAAACCGTAAACGATTACTAGCCGATAGCCCTATGTGTCATTGGTGCGGACAACGCGAAGCAACAGCAGCAGACCACCTAATAGAACCAGGGCGCGGCGGTTCACACGAACTTGACAACCTAGTGCCCAGTTGCAAACCGTGTAACAGCAGACGCGGGCAAGCATACGGCGTACACCTACAACGCGAACAGTCCGCAAACCCAACGCCCATAAGGAAAAAAGAAGCAAACACTCACAGCGTTTTTTTAGACAACCCACTCCTGCC